GCACTGCAGTTCCATCAACTTTATATTTTGTAAATCTTGGTGTTGGCAATACTCATAGTTTTAAAACTAACCTTAATAATGTTATTACTGGATCTATAACTCAAAACACTGTTACTGTATCAACATCTTCTACACATCAATTGAAATTCAATGATACTGTATTTGTTTCAGTAAAACCAAAAGATGTAAAAACTGTTGAAGTTAAATATAATGATTTTAATAGAAGAATAGTTTTTGATCCTCAGGATTTTGTTGCTGGTGATATTAATTTATCTCTAAACACTATAAGAGTAACTCAAGGTGTGTTTAATATTGGTGATAAAGTCATTCATACTGCATCATCACCTGCAGGTGGTTTAGTTAATGAGAAAATGTATTATGTTATGTTTTATAATCAAACTAATATAAAACTAGTTGAAGAAAGAACTGAATTACAATCAAAAAATCCAAAATTTGTAACCATATCAAGCACTAGTGCTGGTACTTTATCTAAAGTTAATCCATCTCTTCTTCTTAGAAAGAATCAACAACTTAAATTTGATGTATCAGATTCCTCATTATCATTTACTGATGATGGAATAACATATTCTGCATTTAAACTACAGTTCTTTAAAGATAAAGAATATCTGGATGAGTTTGTAACTACACAACAAAATGATGCTTATGAAGTCCAATCTTCAGGAAGAATGGGTATTGATTCAGATGCTGTTGTTACAGTATCCATGACAGATGAAGTTCCTTCTTTATTATTCTATAAATTTAATGTCAATAATATAGACAGAATTACCACTCTCAAAAATGAGATTAAAATTGATACTACAGTTTCTCAATTTAATCAAATTAACATAAAACCAACTTATTATGATGGTAATTATACAATTAGTGGAGTGGGAACTACAAGTTTTAAATATGATGTTCCTTTTTCTCCAGATGTAACTCAATATGATCCAACTGTTGCAGATATAAGTTATGAGACCACATCTAAAACTGGTCAAGGTGCAGTAGTTGACTTTAGATTAATAAGTGGTGGTCAGAACTATAAAAAACCACCCACAATCACTGGTGTCTCTGTTGGATCAACAATTAGATCTGGAATAGGAAGTGGTGCTATATTGGTTGCTCAAACATCATCTATTGGTCAGATAACTGGCACTAAGTTAAACAACATAGGATTTGATTATCCTTCTGATAGAACTTTAAAAGTTATTCCCAATCTTCCTGATATTATAGAAGTTGATAGGTTAAGTTCTCTTGACTATGTTGAAGTTACTTATCAGGGAACAAACTATCCAGCACCTCCTGATGTAGTTGTTATAGATGGTTTCACCAAAGAAGTCTTAGGTGATATTGATTTAGAGATGGTATTAGGTGAAGATAGACTTAAAATAATTCAAAATACAGAGGGAATTTACAATGTTGAACCTAGAATAGTTCCTGTTGGAAATCCAAATGGAATTGGTATCAGAGACCTAACATATAGTAGTGATGGATCAGGAACAACAACAAATTTACCAAACACTGTTAGATTATTTTTTGATAGAACATTTAGTAATGCAGCAGATTTTGCAAAAGGTGGATTTAATGTTGGTGAGAAATTCTTACTTGAAAATGTTAGTGTTGGTTTAGGTAGCACTGGTAGAGGATATAATTCAAAAGAATATGGATATAAATTATGGACTATTACTGCAGCTAATGGTCAAATAGGTGGTGCTAATGCATTTATAGAGTTTGTTTTACCTTCAGAGGAACTAGTGGATAGAGTGCCAGGTGTAATGGTTCCAGCAGAGTCTGCTGCTAGAGTTGTATTGGAAAGTCACTTCCCTAGATTTAGAACTTTCTTAAAACAGAATCAATTCTTCAATGGTGAGACTGTTATTGATGATATTGGTCAAATAGGTGTAATTGAAAGATGGAAATCAGAGAGTAATCAATTAACTATTTCTACTGAGCAAGAATTTAGAGTTGGATCTAAAATTACTGGACAAAGTTCAAGAATATCTGCACTTGTTACAAGTAATTTAAATTTCCCTGCTGAGATCACAACTGGTGCTGGAACTACCATAAATCATGGATTTCAATCTGATTCTGGAATGCTTAATAACAGTTTCCAAAAATTACCTGACAATGCTTACTATCAAAAGTTTTCATATGCTTTAAGATCTCTTATTCCTATTGATACTTGGGGTGACACAGTAAAATCATTATCTCATGTAGCAGGTTTTGATAGGTTTAGTGATTTAGATATAGAAAGTAAAGATCCTGATGCTGTTATTACTAGAACTGAGCCAGCAAATTTTGAAGCAATTGCTGAAATACAAAGTGTAGCTGAGGTTCATTCTTATCCTGATTTTGATAATGTTAGTGAGATAGCAGTCAATGTAAATGGTGAATTGGTATCAAGAGATATACTATTTGCAAATAGACCCATAACAGATTTCTTCCAATCCATAGGAAATAAAGCAATTGATATTGATGACTTTAGTGCAACATTTAACAACAATGAAAGAACCACTAAGTTCTCTAGAGTTGGTGAATTTACTAAAAATGATACTTTTAACAAAGTATTCACTTTAGTAAAAGATCAAACATTCAGTGATGAGAGACAATTCTCAATTGTTTCCTTAATGCAACATGATGATGTAGCATTTATTAATGAGTATGCAGTATTAGAAACTTTCCCTGAGTTAGGAACATTTGATTACATTCCAACAACTGAAGGATGGGATTTGACATTTAATCCAATTAGAACTGAATTTAATTTATATGATGTAACTAATGCTTCTATAAGTGTTAAAGATAATATTGTAGGTGTAGCAAGCACTGCTCTAGGAGATGCTGTTTCATTTGCATCTACACATGTAGATATTGGTATTGGTGTTACTACAACCATTGCAAAAATGCCTGTAACATTTAGATCAGGTCATTTTATGGTTCAACTTGAAACTCCTAATCAAGACTTTTTTGGTAGTGAAGTTACTGTGATTCATGATGGAACAAAAGTAAATGCAATAGAATATGGTGATATACAAAATAAATCAGGTGAAAATATTACAGGATTTGGTACTTTCAATGCAAGCATAGTTGGAACAAATGTAAATCTTGATTTCATACCTAGTGTTGGAGTTGCTTTACCTGCAAATGCTTCTTCTATTTTCCTAGCATCTTATCCTCAATCTTCTGGTATTGGATCTTGTACTTTAGATACAGTTAGACTTATATCAGATAGAAGACAAGTTGCTGCTGGTGTTACCACTCCAATTGCAACTTATGCCAGTGATGGATCAGGTGTTAATTTCAGACCAACTGCAGCATATTATTTTGTATCTGTAGAAGGAACAGGTGGTGCAGATGGAATGTATGAGACTTTTGAAGCTGCATTAATTAATTCAGAAAATAATGAAGCAGTTGTTGATTTTGGAGAGGTTAGTCTTAATACCACATCATTAGGAACAGTGAGTGCAACTTCTGGTGGCAACAACGCTAATTTAACTTTCTTCTCAGCAACTCCAGCTAATGTAGTAGTGTTTGGAATTGAATTACAAATATTTGATAACCAAGAATTTTCTCCAAATTTACCACTTGGTAATGTTGAAGTTCTCAGTAATAGAGGAAGATATGTAGGAACTAAGTTAGATCTCCAAACTGCCTTTGATTTAAAACATAATGAAGATCCTATCTTCAGAAGACAATTTAATGGTAATAGAGATGCTGGAACTGGTTCAAATGGTTTAAATATAGCAAAGAATACAGTTAATATTCCAAATCATTTCTTTGTTACTGGAGAGAAAGTTAATTACAGTTTCCAAGGAGCAACTACTCTTAATGCTGTTAGTATTGAAGAAACAGTGGTTGCTGGTATTGGTACAACTGATAAACTTCCACAAGAATTATTTGTTGTTAAATTTGGTGATGATGGAATAAGATTTGCTGAATCAGCAGAGAAAGCATTGAAGAAAAACCCTGAAGTATTCACAATTACTGCAGTTGGTATTGGTACATCACATCATCTAACTGCAACTAATGAAAACTCTAAGGCAATTTTATCTATTGATAATGTAATACAATCACCAATAGCTGGTACTGCTGTTACAACTGCTTTAAGTAATGATATAGTATTTGCTCAAATCACTGCTGTGACTGGAATAACGTCGTTCGCTGCGGCAGATCTTGTCAAAATAGACGATGAAATATGTAAAGTGCTTGATGTTGGAGTAGGTGGTAATAATTTAAAATTATTAAGAGCACAATTAGGAACAGGTCTTGCTGCACACTCAGCTGGTTCTGTGGTCACTAAATTGGCTGGTAATTATAATATCAATAAAAACACATTACACTTTGCTGAAGCACCTGCAGGTAATATACCACTCAGCACAACAACTGATCCAGATTCAACATCATTTGCTGGTATTGTAACTCATTCAACCTTCCATGGAAGAATCTTTACTAGAACTGCTAAACAAAACTCTACTCAAGAGACATACACCAATAATATGGTGTTTAATGATATCTCACATGAGTTTACAGGTATTCAAAGTGCATTTACTCTAACAACTGGATTTGGAGACTCTAAGACTAATGCTATTGGATTTGCAACTAATAATGGTTGTGTATTAGTTAATGATGCTTTCCAACAACCATCATCTCTAGAACAAGGTAACTATGATTTCAATCAGGCTCTTGGTATCACTACAATCACCTTTACAGGTGAAGAAGAATCTCTTTCAGCATATCGTAGACCAACTGATGTAGTATTGGGTGAGAATGCAAATAGAAGTAATTACCCATCTGGTGGTAAGATTCTATCTGTTGGTTCAGTTGGTGGTTTTGCATATCAACCTTTAGTTGCTGCTGGTGGAACTGCTACTGTCTCTGCTGCTGGTTCAATTACTGCTGTAAGTATAGGTAATAGTGGATCTGGATACAGAGTTGGTGTTCAAACTACAGTCAATGTTGGTGTTCAAACTTATGGAGTTGGTATTGCAAGTTATCTTAAAGTTGGAACTGCAGTAGTTGGAATTGCAACCACACTTGGAAATAGAGGACATATTGTAAGTATTAATATCACAAATACTGGAACTGGTTACACTGACTTTGTAGATGATAGACTCACCACAATGACTGCTGTAGCAGTTGCAGGAACAACTATTGTATCTGTTGCAACTACAGAAGGAATCAATCCTGGTTCTTTTGTTTCTATTGCTCAAACAACTGCAGGTTCTATTTCTACACAAGTAGGAATCATTACCAATGTATCAGTTGCAAGTGTTGGTGATGGTAATATAACTCTTGGTTCTTCAATCTTCCCA